GAAACTCAAGATAAATGTCAAAACGATTTTTTAGAATACGTACAACACATGTGGCCAGAATTTATATGCGGTCGCCATCATAAAATATTTGCAGAAAAGCTTAACAAAGTAGCAACAGGCGAAATTAAACGCTTGATTGTTAACATGCCTCCTCGTCATACCAAGTCAGAATTTGCATCTACTTTTTTTCCATCATTTATTATGGGTAAAAAACCTAAGATGAAAATTATGCAAACAACCCATACAGGGGAACTTGCTGTACGATTTGGTCGTAAAGTCAGAAACTTAATGGACCAAAAAGAATACAAAGAAGTGTTCCCAGAAGTAAAATTACAAGCAGATAACAAGTCAGCTGGTCGTTGGGAAACCAACAAAGGCGGCGAATATTTTGCAGCTGGTGTTGGTGGTGCTGTTACTGGTAGGGGTGCGGATTTATTGATTATTGACGACCCTCATTCAGAACAAGACGCCCTTAGCCCAAATGCCTTAGAGTCTGCTTGGGAATGGTACACCTCTGGACCTAGACAGCGTTTACAACCTGGCGGAGCTATAGTGGTAGTTATGACTCGTTGGTCATCTATTGATTTAACAGCTAAGTTGCTAGATTCGCAAAAAGAAGCACTTGCAGACCAATGGGAAATGATAGAGTTTCCAGCTATATTCCCAGAAACAGACAATCCTTTATGGCCTGAGTTTTGGCCAAAAGAAGAATTATTAAAAGTTAAATCTTCTATTCCAGGAATTAAATGGAATGCTCAATGGATGCAAAATCCTACAGCAGAAGAAGGAGCTATTATCAAGCGTGACTGGTGGAAGCGTTGGAAACATAAGAGCATACCACCTGTTAAATATATTATGCAGTCATACGATACTGCCTTTTCTAAAAACCAAACTGCTGACTTTTCTGCTATCTCAACTTGGGGTGTTTTTAAGCCTTCAGAAGATGCTCCTGACTGTTTAATATTATTAGACTGTCAAAAAGGACGATGGGACTTTCCAGAACTAAAAGAAATAGCTATGCGCGAATATACTTATTGGGAATGCGATATGGTGCTTATTGAAGCTAAAGCATCTGGTACTCCTCTTACCCAAGAGTTGCGGCGAATAGGTATTCCTGTTGTAAATTATTCACCAACCAGAGGCCATGATAAACATTCTAGAATGCACTCGGTTGCACCTATATTTGAATCAGGAATGGTGTATGCACCAGAGAAAGCTTTTGCTGAAGATATGATTGAAGAATGTGCTTCTTTTCCATTTGGTGCAAACGATGATTTATGCGATACTATGACTCAAGCCCTAATGCGTTTTCGTGAAGGCGGTTTTGTTTCTCTAGCAACCGATTATGAAGACCAAGAAAGGCAAAGACCTCTTAGGGTATATTATTAATGAGATTATAAAATGGCAATAGAAAAACAAGGCCCAACAGAAGTAATAGATACAAGTACAACCCAAGAGGTTGGCGGCGTAGACTCTCAGATTATTGAAGTTCTAGAAGCTATGGGCGACGAAGAAGAAATCCAAATGCAAGAAGACGGTTCTGCAATATTAGGCCCTCAAGAGCCAGTAATGCCAGAAGTAGGTTTTGCAGAAAATTTAGCAGAAGTTATATCAGAACAAGAATTATCTAGTATTTATGTAGAGCTAGTAGGAGCTATTGAAAACGATAAATCATCTAGAGAAGACTGGGAAAGAACTTATACAGACGGCCTAAAATATTTAGGTATGAAGTTTGATGATAATAGGTCTGAGCCTTTTGCAGGAGCTAGTGGTGTTATTCATCCGTTATTAGGAGAATCAGTTACTCAGTTCCAAGCGCAAGCATATAAAGAATTATTACCAGCTGGAGGCCCTGTTAAGACTCAAGTAGTTGGTGCTTATGATGGTTTAGTTGAAGAGCAAGCTCAAAGAGTAAAAGAGTTTATGAACTATCAAATTGTTCATGTTATGGAAGAGTATGATGAAGAATTAGACCAGATGCTTTTCTACTTACCTCTTGCGGGTTCTGCATTTAAAAAGGTTTACTACGATGAAACTTTAGGAAGACCTGTATCTAAATTTGTAGCTCCAGAAGATTTAATTGTTCCTTATTATACAACTGACTTAGAGACCTGTTCGCGAATTACTCATGTCGTAAAAATGCCAGAAAACGATGTAAGGAAGTTACAAGCTATTGGCTTTTATAAAAATGTAAATGTTGAGACTGGAGATAATGTTACTTTAAATTCAGACATACAATCAGAAAAAGAAAAACTAGAAGGTATGGAGCCAAGTTATGATGATGGTGAAGTATCTATTCTTTATGAAGTTCATTGTAATTTAGACTTAGAAGGTTTTGAAGATATAGGTCAAGACGGAGAACCTACTGGAGTTAAGCTGCCTTATATCGTAACAATAGATTCTAATAGTGAAAATATTTTAGCTATTAGAAGAAACTTCAAAGAAGAAGACCCAATGAAGAAAAAGACTGAATACTTTGTTCACTTTAAGTTTCTTCCTGGACTAGGTTTTTATGGGTTTGGTTTAACACACATGATTGGTGGTTTATCTAAAGCTTCTACATCTATTGTTAGACAGTTAATTGATGCTGGTACTCTAGCTAATTTACCTGCTGGTTTTAAAACTAGAGGTATAAGAATTAGAGATGAAGATGAGCCAATACAACCAGGAGAATTTAGAGACGTAGATGCTCCAGCAGGCTCACTTAGAGATGCCATTCAACCACTACCATTTAAAGAACCTAGCGGTACTTTACTTAACCTGTTGGGTTTATTAGTACAGTCTGGTCAAAGATTTGCTTCTATAGCAGATACAAATGTTGGTGAAGGCAATACTCAAGCTCCTGTAGGAACTACTTTGGCTCTTATGGAAAAATCAAGCAAAGTATTGTCTGCTATTCATAAAAGACTACATAACGGTCAGAAAAAAGAATTTAAACTTTTAGCTAATATATTTAAAGATAGCTTACCTCCTGTTTATCCTTATGCGGTATCAGGTGGCAATATGCAAGTTAAACAAGCAGACTTTGATGATAGAGTAGATATATTTCCAGTAAGCAATCCAGACATATTCTCTACTAGCCAAAGAATAGTTATGGCTCAAGAAATGATGCAGTTAGTTCAATCTAATCCAGAAATACATGGACCTGGTGGAACTTACGAAGCTTACAGAAGAATGTATGCTGCTTTGGGTGCAGACAATATAGACCAATTACTTATGCCGCCACCAGATACAACCCCTAAACCTATGGAATCTGGTATGGAAAATAGTGGACTTATGATGGGTGGACCAGCTCAGGCATTCCCAGAGCAAGACCATGATGCGCATATAGCAACTCATGTATCTTTATTAAATATGGCTCCTGTACAAATGAATGCTCAAATACAAGGAAACATACATTCACATATTATGCAGCATTTACAGTTAAAAGCAGATGCAATCGCTCAACAGCAAATGCCTCCAGAAGCTATGCAACAGTATCAACAAATGCAACAACAAGCTCAACAAATGCCTCCGCAAGAAGCTGCTCCAGTTATGCAGCAAGCTCAGGCAATATTGGCCCAATTTAGTTCGCCAATCATGTCTGAACTAATGCAACAATTCTCTGAACAAGTATCAACTCCGCCAGAGGAAGACCCGCTTGTTACTATTAGAAAACAAGAACTTGCACTTAAGGGTCAAGAACTTTCTCAAGACCAAGAACAATTTGAGGCTAAAGAAAGAATGAGAATGGAAGAAAAATTACGTCAAGATAAAATTGATATAGAAAGAATCCAAGCTCAAAAAGATATAGCAGAGTTAAAAGACGATACTACTAGAGATAGAATGGACCAACAAAAAGAACTAAAATTAATTGATATTGGCTTAAAACAATTGTAAGGTACACTATATGAAAAATGCAAAAGTATTAAAAGGAAAACAAAGTTACTCTAACAAGGGTACTGTGCCATTTAAAGCTGTTTCAGAAGCACCTAAAAATACTAAAGCTTCCTCTACTCCAGGAATGGGTAAAGGTAAAGCTAGAGGTATGGGAGCTGCTGAGTTTGGCGGCAAGTTTTCTGGTATATATTAAATGTCAGTTCTTTGGCTGTCAGAACAGCTAAAAAAAAGAATTGCTGAAAAGAAGGATGATATTCAAGTATCCATTATGAATGGAGCTAAAGATGTAGAAGAATATCATTATCTACGTGGGCGCTACAATTCTCTCGCCGACCTAGAATCTGAACTTAGAGAATTGCTAAAAAAGGTAATAGAAAACGATGAGCAAGGTAATAGTTCCTGAACATGTCGCAAAAGCAGTAGAAAAAGAAAATCTACAAAAAGTTGAAAAAGAAAAAACCCCAGAAGCGGTAAAAGAAGTAGAAAAAGCTTATACAGAAGCTTCTCAAAGAGTATTGGACCCTTCCTTACTTGAAAAATCATTCTTAGAACGTATGCCTCAACCTACTGGTTGGAGGATATTAATATTACCCTACAAAGGTAAGGGTGTATCAGAGGGCGGTATTCAGCTAGTAAAAGAAACCATAGATAGAGAATCCCTGGCAACAGTAGTATCTTACGTTGTTAAAATGGGGCCTATGTGTTATTCAGACAAAAACAAATTTGGAGATACCCCTTGGTGTAAAAAGGGAGATTGGGTGCTAATTGGTAGATATGCAGGAGCTAGGTTTAAACTTGGCGACGATGCAGAGTGCCGTATTATAAACGACGACGAAGTTATCGCGACTATTGAAGACCCCGATGACATTGTTAGCGCATAACGTGAGGAGGACTCATGCAAGAACCAGAAATGAATGAAGAAATACAACAAGAACCTGTAGAAGACGGGGAGATTGTTGAGGTAGAAACAGAAGATAAAGAGGCAGATGCTGCCGTAGAAAATGTTTCTGAAGAAGAAGAAAAGAAAGCTAAAAAAGAAGACGAATTAGAAGATTATTCTAAAGGCGTTCAAAAAAGAATAGCTACGCTTACAAAGAAAATGAGAGAGCAAGAAAGAGCAGCTAATTCTGCTTATGAGTATGCTCAATCATTACAAGCAGAGAATCAAAAATTAAAACAAAGCAGCACTCAATTAAATAAAAATTATTTAACTGAGGCTCAAAATAGATTGAACTCTCAAAGAGCTCAAGCTAACGCAGTTTTAAAAAATGCTTATCAAGAGCAAGATTGGGACAAGGTAACTAAGGCTCAAGGCATTCTTGATAAGATAACAGTAGAAGAAAGTAGATTGGCTAATACTACTCCAGTACAGGTAGAGCAGCCAACTATTTATCAAAATTACCAAGCTCCATCTCAGGTGCAAGCTCCAGTTCAGCAACCAGCTCAACCAGACCCTGCAGCAGAAGATTGGGCTAGTAAAAACGAGTGGTTTGGTGAAGATGAAACAATGACCCTAGCTGCTTTTAACATTCATCGTAAATTAGTTGAAGAAGAAGGTTTTGACACTTCCGACGCTACATACTATGATGAGATAGATAAACGTATCAGAACTGAATTTCCTCACAAATTCTCAACAGGTGATGAAGTCAAGTCTAACGGTAAAATGCAACAAAATGTTGCACCAGCTGGAAGAAGTGATAGTTCTGGGCGCAAACGTCAAGTCAAACTTAGCGCAAGCGAAGTTCAAATGGCAAAACGTTTAAATGTGCCGCTTAGTGAATATGCTAAGTACATTAAAAGGTAAATTATTATGACTGA